CCGCCGAGCCACGGGTACGTCGTGTCGAAGTCGGTGTCACAGCGGTGGCACACCTTCTTCCCGACGGTACAGCCGACGAGGCGGATAAAGGCCATCGGCGTACCTGTGTACACTCCTTCGCCCTGCAAGGCGTAGAAGCGTTCCGCTACTTGATATAGCATGGATATTCCTCCAGGATCCCAATCGCCCGGTCATAGGCGAAGGCCTCAGCGAAGTTGTTCGGAGTCTCCCAGAGACGGACGGAGAGTAGGCCGTCCGACTCCAGAGGACGGGCAAGACGAGGGGCCAAGCAGTTGAAGATGATCTGGGCGATGTTCTCGGCAGTCGGGTTCACGTTCAGGACCACGCGCCTCTGCTCCTGCTCCTTGAGCCAGGAGACGAACGGATCCTCCCCGTGCGCGATGAACGAGTGGTCGAGAACGTCCGTGATGCCCCGCAGGGCAGCTTTGAGTTCCTTGAAGTCGATCACGAAGCCGACGTGATTCAAGCTGCCCCCAACGCGCACTTCCACCTTGTAGTTGTGCCCGTGGACGTGACGGCAGTTGCCCGCATACGCCAGAAGCCTATGCCCCGCGCAGAAGTCGATCTGTGCTGCTACGACCATGTGTCACCTCTTGTCCACGAGCTGGCCCTTGCGCGTGGCCACTGCGTTTAGGAAGGCTTCCAAGTCGAGACGGAGATTCTCGCGAAGAGCCTCCTTCTCCAGCGGCTCGGCCTCGGTCAGGACTTTGTGGGCCCAGGTGCTTCTGGTTCTGACAGTGATGTCAAAGAAGCACCCATCCCGTTCAACATGTTGCGTGAGTTCCATATCTTCCTCAATTGGACCTTGGAGAACGCCGTGACCTGACACTGCACTCGTCGCGGAAGAGGTGCCCCGCTCTCCTTCATATATGCCCGCATCGCGGCGAACTGTTCGTCCGGGCCCAGGCGTCCGAGTTCCCGGACCAGGCGCTGCCACATCGGGTCCGTGTCCCAGTACTCCTTCATTTCTTTCTTCGTCACTCCCGGAAACTGGAGTGACTCCCAAAGTTCGACCAAAACGTCCATTTGCCACGTCCTCCTCGAAAATGAGGACCATCACGTTCCACATGGCCGCGGCCAGATGGTCCTCTCCTCCACTACCCTCCATTGCGGAGAGTAGGTGTTCCAAAGCGTGATTGTAGAGATCGGGGACGGAGAGCCCGCGACGATAGTTGCACGGATCGCCGTACTTCGCCGCTCCTAGCGAAGAGCGAAGTGCCAGCCTGCGTAAGGCGTTTGGCCAGAGAGCCGAGTACAAGGGTCCACGTGCTTCCCTCAACGCTCCTGTTTTCTCTTGGATCAAGGTTCCACCCCCTTGTACTCCGCAAACACCTTACACACTCCAAGTGTAGGCGGGTTCCGGTTGTGCGGTAAAGATAGTGGTGCCCCTTGAAGAGGCACCACCATGAGAAGTGAAGCACCTGTGCCCTCAGGCCATCGGCAGGTACTTGTTGATCTTGTTGCGAGCCGGGTACGAGCGACCTGTCCGCTTGTCCGTCCGCTCCTTCTCGATGCCGACCGCGATCATGCACTCGCGGTCATCGAAAATCTCCGTGCGGAAGCGGGCGTCGTCCGTCCCCGGGTTCTCGACGAGCTCCTCGTCCTCCGGGACGCCGAACGCGATGCAGACCTCCCGCAGGCGCCAGTTGGAGCCGGGCTTCAGGGTGAGGGCGTTCTCGAAGACGTGGCGCCCCACGTACTCCTCCATCGGCCCCGTGATCACGAGGTCGAGACCGACGTACGGGAAGGTCTCCTGGCCGGGGTTCTCCGCGACCTTGGCCTCGTTGAACGTGGCCTTGTTGCACCGGCAGGTGTAGATGCCCTCCGGGAAGGTGGACGAGGACGACAGGTCGCCGACGCGGAGGTTGTCAAGCAGTGGCATGTGAGTTCTCCTACTTTGCGGTTGAACGTGTGGCCGGGACCGCCGGCACGGGCTGCGGAGCAGCAAGAGTGAGAGCTTTGAGCGCTTCCTTATCCCCGGCCATGAGACGGATGACAGCGGGGATATCGGCACGAATGCGGCTCGGGCAGGTGATGTCTCCGGGAAGCCTGATACCCGCCACCGCGCGTTCGTGTGTTTGGGTGAAGAAGACACGCTGGCCGTTGAGCATGGCACCGTGCAAGGTAGCATCCGGCCACCCAGGGGCCTCCTTGGGCAGCTTCTGGCCGGGCAGTTCCGGAGCGAAGAAGGAGACGGCCTCTTTCCCCTCGCCTACCGTTTGAATCCCTTCCCGGCAGAGGATGAGAAGGTGGTACGGGAGGTCCATCAACTGCTTGATGACCTGCCTGCCCTTCTCCGCGATGTACGGGTAGGCCATGCGTGGGTCCTTCCGGTCTTCAGGAGACCAGAGCTCTGTCCAGCCCTTGAGCTCCAGGATCCGTTCCATGGACAGCTCCCCGTACTGCGTGTAGCTGTCGAGGACGATGGACTTGGGCACGACGTCCCCGTATCGGCCTCTGGCAAGCTCCGCGATGACGGCGGTTACTTCTTCCACCGAGCTCGATTGGACGTAAGGCACATCGAGATCATGCAGCGTGCCCAGGCCCCCGGTGTCCCCGAGCTCCGTGGAGATGACGAATGGGGCCAGGTCGGCGGAGACGAGTTGCCGTGTCAAGTGCGTCTTGCCCCAACGGGCAGGCGCGTACACCATGATCGTGGCAAACTTCGACTGCCGACTGTTCGTGTGCTGGAGTTTAGGTAACGCGGTCAATGTGGGCGTACTCCCCTCCTTCCATGTAGGGCTGCAGGAAGATTTTCCCTTCGAAGATGGTCAGACGGAGAATGGGCTTCCAGTCTCGGTCCACCGGCTTCAGCTCCAGGTAACACGTGTCCCCGGCCGGGGAGAGGCGGAGGCGCACCGCTCCCCATTTCCGGAGCCCCTCGAACAGGTCTAGGCCTGCGGTCGAGAGGGTGAGAGGGCTACTCGGCATCCGGGCCCTCGTCCTCTTCCGTGTCCTCTGCGTCGGCCCGCGCGGCCTCGACGACCGCGGTCACCGCCGTCTCGATCTCGTCGATGACCTCCATGTCCAGGATCTCCGTCTCCAGGTCCGAGACGACCCCCGTGACTGCGATGCCGAGTTCCTTGATCAGGTTCTTTCCGTTCATTGTCCTTCCTCCTCGAGTAAGACGGCGAGGATATCCCGCTCGTCTATTACGCACAACTTCGTGCCTTGCAGGGTGAAAGTCTTGTCCGAGTACTTGACGAAGGCGACACGCTTGCCGCTCAGATCCCCTTCGCCAAAGCTGGAAGAAGGGCTGTGCAACAGACACAGCCCTTGGCACGCCTCCTTCTTCTCGTTGTCAGGGAGGTAGATTAGCCCCACACGGTCGAGCATGGGATCCTTGACAACGATGCACTTTCCGGTGGGTGCGACGAGCTGGAGATCAGTCATGCTCCTCACTCCAATCCGGGCAGCGCCGGCAGGTCATCTCGTACACACGCTTCACGCCCGTCTCCTCCTTGTACCAACGTTCGTCGCCTTCCATCTCCTTGACGCACACGTTGTCTGCCTCCGTGCCCGGGACCGGATGTTCGTCGGCCCATGCGCCACAGTAGGCGCACATGGCGAGGGACTTCCCACAGCTCTCACAGTAGCCGAGGGCGTCGGCTTCTTTGGGCAGCTTGGGCGCTTGGTTATTTACCATCTGCCTCTCCCTTCAGCAGGGCCGGGTTGTCGACGTAGTCCTCTTTCCGCTTGATGAAGAGGACCCGCGCTGCCTCGTTGTCCTTCAGGCACAGGGGCCTGTACGGACAGGTGCCGTACGCAAAGCACTCGTTCGTGTTCTTCTTGAACACCGTACGGGGATCCTCGCCAAACTCTCGTACCCGTGTAAACGCGGTCCGGATCTCCCTGGCCCATTCGACGAACTCGGCCTGAACTTCCTCCAGCTCAGCGTCCGACCGGATGAACATTTCTCGGGCGAATTGTGGGACCTTGGTCTTCACGAGGGCGTCCACGATAATCCCCTGTACCCGTTTCTTCAGGACGAGGGACGTGCCGATGACATACAGGGAGAACTGCATGTCCATCTCGTACTTCAGCAGGTCCCGTGGGTCAAGCCGCCCCATGGACTTGTAGTCGACGATCCACAGTTGGTTGAGCCACGAGGCAAGCTTGTCGATACGGAAGATGAGGTTGACGGGCAAGGCATCCTCGAGATACCCGAGGCACACCTTCCCGGAGACCTCGATTCCCAACGGGACCCAAATCTGCCCCCTGTCCTCCCAGTACTGCCAGTACGCGGGAAGCATACGGAGGATAAGGTCTTTGGACTCGTTGTAGTCCTCCTCGTCTCCGGGGATTTTTCTCTTCTGGGCCGCGTAGGCCTTGTCGATGATCTGCGTTGCAGCGGTCAAGGCCTCGGCAGCCGTCTTCCCGGAGGCTCGCAACGCCAGCCCCTCGTGCAACGCCTTGCCCTTCTCCAGGTTCCATTGTGGCCGGTCGGGGTCTAGATTCTCCCCGAACTTCCACCAGAACTTCCTCTGGCACCGGATGTACTGGGTGACGCGGCTCTGGTTGAGGTTGAACTCGTCCATTAGTCCTCCCCCAGGGGAAGTGAGTCCCCCATGTCCGGTGGGAGCGGGGCGACCGTGACCGGCCAGCCAAGGAGAACGGCGAGGGCGAAGGACGCGTCTCCACAACGTGGTCGGACGAAGCCGTCGAAGGGGAGGTGATAGTCCCCGTTCACGGTGGGTAAGGAGCAGCGAAGGGCGAGCTGGCCTCCTGTCAGGCGTAGGCGAAGCCACCCACCTTCTCCCCAGGGCCGGCGTGTCAGGTACCACATGCCCTCTGGTTCCGGGGGTACGTCGACCTGCACATCCCCCTCCTGTGGCCAGAAGGTATCACTGACAGCCTGGGCTCCAAGACAATCCGGATCCTTATCCGGGAGTTGCTGCATCTTGCCGATGGCTATCGCGGCCATCTGGGCCTTCTTCGGGTCGAGGCCACACTCGTCCACGAGCAAGCTGCAGACTTGCATACGGAAGCCGTAGGAGGTCCACTTCACGACTAAGTCGAGAAGATAGCCGTCCACCTGGTCCTGTGTCCAGAGGATGGGGACCGGGATGACGGTAACCTGCCTGTATGGCCCGGGCGCAGTAGGCATACGAGCGGTCAGAGCCATCACGGCTTCCCCGTCCACAGCACGGAAGAACGAGTTGGGCCGGTCCGGGACAGCGGACCAAATGTCCGATCGGTCCCCAATGTGCTCGAGGAGCTCGTTCCACTCCCAGTGCATCAGGTTCACTTCTTCACCTCCTGTGCCCTCTTCTCCTGTGTCAGGGCCGACTGGGCCAGGGAGAGAGGGAGAACGAACGAGTCCGCGGAACCGAGCGGCCGTATCGTCACCGCTTCCTGCGAGGGTTCCGAGGGCCCAGGGACCATGTCATGGAGCCCGACCGCGACCACACGTGCCGTGCACGGAGCTTCCCTGCCGGACGTGACGTGGACGCGCTGCCCAATGTAAAACGTGTTCACTTCTCCACCTCCTTGTCCCCGCTCTCAATCGTCACGACCAGCCTCTTGCACAGGGACAACGGGCTCGTCTTCCTCACGTACAACGTGCCCACCACATGCTGGTCCCTGGGCCCTTCCTCCGCGAACCTGGCAGTCCCCGGCGTGAACTTGTCTTGTGTGAACGTGATCTTCATACATCCTCCTGGTGTAAGGTGTAAGGGCCGGAGCTTCTGTCAGAACGGTTCCTCGTTCGAGATGTCCCCGATCGGCGTGGCGTCTGAGCCCTTGCCATCCGCCTCGTTCACGACCGCGCGGCAGAGACGTGTGACGTCTCCCCACTGCGGGTTGGTGGAGTACCTCTGGCACACACCGAAGTAGCGCCGAAGCGTGGAGTACGGAGTATCGAACCGATTCACCCGGATCGGGTAGTCTCCGGGCTCCGTGCACCACGGGCCGTAGAGCAAGCGCCCCGAGGGCATCACGCAGAACTGGTGGACGGAGATGTCAAACCCCTCGAGCAGGTCTACGGGATCCGGACCGACGGCCACCATGATCTGGATGACCTGCGGGCCCTTCGGGGCAGGATGAAACGGGATCTCGCAGCACTTGACGAACTTCATCCCCGGATACTGGGCGAAGTTGACTACGGCCGTACCCACGAACATGGACGTGAGCTTGGCCGATACGGCCGTGGCCTCCTCCTCGTCCTTCGCCAAGTACCAGAGGTCGATGTCCTTCGCGTGCCAGTAGTCTCTGGCCGCACCCCCGGCAATCACGCACTTAGCCGCGAGCTCCGACGGGAGCATGGCGAAGACCGTCTGCGCGATGTCGACGGGCATCCGTTCATACTTGTCGCTCATTTCTTCCCCCTTGTCGTCTTCTTCTCCAACGCGTCGACACGCTCGGCCAGCCGGGTGAAGGCCCGCGTGTCAACGAACACGGGGAGCTCCTTCCGCTTCTTCATGATCTCCAGGAGCATGGTGGCGAACCCAGGGTGCACCTGGTGGATGAGGGAGTCCGCATCCTTCTCGCTGGTGGGGAGACTGAGCCCGTGCTCCTCGTCCCAAAGCTCCCCGTCTGCGATGCTCGCACGAGCCGCTTCCCTCAAATACTCGACGATGTTCTCGAGGTAGTTGACCGGGATCGAGTGGATCTCGAGCCAGCCGTTGTTCTTGCTCCGCCAGTACTTCGTTGTCGACCGGCAGTTGAGAAGGGACGACGATGACGCTGCCATGGTGTCTCCTTTCGAGACGAGACGTTATTCTTCGTAGGCGGTCGGGTCCAGGATCCCTGCGACGGTGAATGCTTCACGACGTTCCACGCACGTGCCACACTTGCCACAGTGTAACGCGCGCCCGTTGTAGCACGAGTAGGTCTTCTCCATCGGCGCTCCGAACCTCCGTCCCGCGAGCACGATCTCAGCCTTGGTCATGTGGAGGAAGGGGGTGAGAAGCCAGATGGGGTGGTAGTGACACACCCGTAGGACCCTCTCCATCGCGTCGACGAACTCCGGCCTGCAGTCGGGGTAGATGGCGTGGTCTCCGGCGTGTGCGGCGTACGCGACCTCCTGGGCGTCCAGGGCAATCGCTTGTGCCGTTGCGCAGGCGAGGAGGACCATGTTTCGGTTCGGGCAGACCGTTGCCTTCATCGACTCGTGCTCGTAGTGACCCTCGGGCACAGGGACATGGCCACTGAGAGCGTTGGGATGGAACATCGACTTCGGGATTTCCAGTTCTACGGGCTCCAGGCCGTAGGCTCGACACACGTTCTGCGAGGACGCATGCTCGAGAGCGTAGTGTCGCTGACCATAGTTCACGTTGACAGGGATCACGTCCTTCCCAACCGAGACCATCATGGCTAGGAGGACGGTGGAGTCGAGCCCCCCACTGTGCAGAACGACTGTCTTCATACTTTGCTCCTTAGAAGGGTGTCATACGTCGCCCGCACGTCGATCACTTCGCACGGGATGGCGTACAGGGCCTGTATCCGTACCGCGGTTGCTTCGTCTGCCACACCGAGCTGCTTGGGGTACGCGTACTCGGCTCGGTAGCCGAGCTGGTGCTGGATCACGATGCCCCAGAGCCAAAGCTGCCCGAGGACAAGGTGGGTTCCACCGTACATGTACCCGTTCTCCGTGTAGTGTACGAGGTCGCGAAGCGTCTTGTACGAGTACACCCCGCACGAGCAACCTGGGGCGGGCGGGGGATCCTTGTGCCCCCGTCCCGCCGTGCACTGCGCTGTGTACGGGCGGCCCGGGGTCCAGAGGACCGTAGTGCCCGTGAACAGGTATCCGTCTCTCTCCCTAAACATCTTCCAGCCGACGAGCGGATGGAAGTCGAAGGAGACGGGAAGCTGGCTACTCATCTTCCACCGGTGCCTGCTCCGGCACGGGAACCGGCGCCTCGCGCCTGATCGGAACCTGGGGTTCTTCCACGGTGAGAGGTGCGGGGTATTCGACCGGGCGTACCACGTGGATTTCTTCTTCGTCGCCGAGGTTCATGTTGACCTCCAAAGTCTTCTGAAGATGAATTCCCGATTCCGTGGAAAGGAAACGGGGCCCCCGTGGCCCCGTCCCGTTACCCGCGGTCACGCGATTCCGAGCTCCTTCGCCTTGGCCAGGATGGCCTTGGTCTTGGCGTTGCGCTCGTCCCGGTACGTCTTCATCCGGTTCTTGACCTCGGGGCGCTGCATGTACGCCTTCCGCTGCGCCGCGAACTTCTCCGGGTTGGCCTCCCGGTACTTCTTCGCGTACTCCAGCCGCTTCGCCTTGCTCTCGGGGCTCGCGGTGTACTGCTTCTGCTTCTCCTTGCGCTTCGCCTCGGCCTCCTTGATCTTGGCGAACTCGGCCTTGAGCTGCTCCGGGTCCATCTGATCGACTGCAGTCTGGATCTCGTCAAACAGTGACATGATGCACTTCCTTCCTGGGCATTTCGCCCATGTGCTCTTCAGACGAGACTGTCCGAAGAACAGGCAGATTATACATCGGAATCACTCCGGATGTCAACCTGCGGTTTGCTTCCCTTACTCCGTAACATGCGGAGCACGAGGTTCACGAGTGGGGCAACGTTGTTCGCTGTTACCACGACTTGCCCCTGGGCGCCTCCGGACAGCTTGGCAACCACGCTGGCCGCGAGTGTCAGTGCACGCACGGTACTGATATCCGCGCGCAACGGACAGGACTTAAGGATCTGGAAGGTGTCCAGGATCAACTTGCCTTGCTCCTCCTTTGTATACTCCGGGGGAAGACCGTCATCCTCCGGCCGTTTGTCGAATACATGTCTCGTCATACACGTGCCTGAAAGGAAGAAGAGCCGGAACGGAAGTTCTTTTTCATTGTCTTTATTATACCACAAAGCACTCTGAAAATCAATGGGCTTGGAGACCCATGGTGCCCTTCGGGCACCATTGACCAAGTGCCCCGGGCCCAAGCGCCTTTGTGCCCCGGGCCCAAGCGCCGGAGCTTCTACTTATCCAAGTTGGCAAGGAGGTCCTTCAGGGCTTGTGGCGGCTCCATCGCCGCTTCCCTCCTCAACCTCTCCTGCAGGTCCTTGAGGAGAGCTGCCCTCTTCTTATACCTCTCCCGATAGTACCGCCTGCGCTCCTCCCCATTCTCCGCCCTGTACTTCCGATAGTACTCTGGGGTCCCAGCGGGCACGCCGTACTTCGTAACCCGCTTCGTCTCTTCCACCTGCATGTCCGAAACGGCCACGTTGTCCATGGTCTCATTCGTCCAGTCCTTGTCTACCCAGTAGGGCTTCCAACGTGAACCAAGCGGCCCGAAGCGCTCCTCTGCCAGGACGTGGAGGACGGGACGAGTCGTCCCATCGTCCAAGAGTACAAGCCTGGAATTATACCAGTCCCGTCTCTTCGAGACCGGATCAAAGACGTCCCGAAACTTGGCTAGCACCTCCGCCGCCTCCACCGCGGTCTTCGCCTTCATACCTGCCCTCGTGTCGGGGCTCCAGGCGCTGCTTCTTTCGAAGTCTTTGCCTTCATACTGGCTCCAGTGTAAGGGCTCCAGGCGCCCAAGCTAGTGACCCGAGTCCGTCGCCCCAGCTGCCCTATCGTCCTACGAGTATGTGTATTATACCACAGAACACTCTGGAAATCAAGGTCCAAAGAGCTGGCCATGATCCCCAGGCACCGGGATCCATGGCAGTCAAAGACTTTGTGCTACACGGGGAGCACGAGCTGCACATAGAATTTTGCACCCCACCCTCTTCATAACTTGTTCATTCTAAACGGGTTAGCAGTGTGCTGGCACACAAGTGCTTAACTTTTCGGCACTTTGAATTCTTACTTCCTTTGGAATCCATATATATATAGGAGAGGAAAGGGGGCGTTGATGTCCATTATTCTTTTATATATAATATAAGTGCCGAGCACTTTTTTCACACCCCAAACGCGTAACTCGTTTAGAATGAACGAGATACACTGAGGGTGGGGTGCAATGTGGCTGCGCAGCACAGGACCCACAGTAGACTTTGAAATGCAACTCTTTTAGAATGAACGAGTTAGAAAGTGGACTTCAAGTGTGCCCCCCTTCCCGCCCCAGGCATTGTTGTGTCCTCCCCAGCTCCCCAAGGACTTTGAAGTCCTGTGATGTGACCCTCAGCAGAGCTCTGGGGTCAAATGCCCAGGCCTCTGGGGGTCAAATGCCCAAAGGGCGCGCAGCGCCGACAAGGGCCTTCTTCGCGTGCCACTGCAGCAAAAAGGGGGACGCCGCCCCCTTTCGAAGACGACGTCCCCCTGTCGCGTCAGCGTCTACTTCTTCGAGACCTTCAGCGCCGACGCCGTCGCCGCGTCGATCTTGGCCTTCAGGGCTGGATCGTTCGCCGCGAGCTCCATGACCCTCTTCACGCGCTCCCTGGCCAATGCCGCCTTGTCGTTCTGGTCGTTCCTCTGCAGGAGCTGGTACCAGCCGGCGTTGACGATCCGAATGGCCACGTCACGCGCCGAGTCTCCCGTCACATCGGTGCACTTCTTCCAGTGATCCTGGATTGCGCTCTCCACCGACGCGTACGGGAACGGATACTTGCTTGCCATTTTCCACTCTCCTTGCGGGACACTGTGCCCGCTTCACCGAGTTAAGGGCCCCACTACTCCGGGACGCCGACCGTCTCGTAGTCCTCGATCTCTCTCGTCTCGACCGTTACGACGCCCATATCCGCGTCTAACGCTTCGTAGACTTCGTCCTGCGCTCCCTCGTATCCATTGGGATTGCGGGACTCATACGTCACGACGTACGTGACCGTGTGTTCGTAGAGAGGCATGTGTGCCTACTTCTCCAAGACTTTGTCGAAGTCGTCGCCCCACACCGTGTAGACGGTCTTTCCCATGCCTACTCCTCCTTCTTCGTCAACGTGTATCCCTTGTACCTTGCGCACTGCTTGAGCACGTCGTACAGGAACCACATGTCTTCCTGTTCCATGCCCTTCTCCTGCTCCTCGATCTCGCGCATCGGCTCGATCCAGAGGTGCATCTCGCTCATCGCACAGGCGATGAGATCCGCGATCTTCTTCGAATCGACCATCTCGTACGCGACTACGAGCTTCTCGCGCACGTTCTGCATCGCCAAAGACGACACGTGTGACCCGTACTTCGGGACGCAGACGAGGCGGAAGTCCGACGCGTTCTTCTTCTGCATTCTTCTCTCCTCTCTTTCCGAGTTAACGATCGCCGACTACTTCTTCCTCAGTGAGACGAAGATCGCCGACTACTTCTTCCTCCTCAGTGAGACGAAAGCGCACCAGAGTGTGAACAATGTCATGCAGGCTACGCAGTACCACGCGACGATTGCCATTCTTCCCTCCTCTCTTTCCGAGTTACCGAGCACGCAGTGGAATGTCAAAATCCGTACAGGGGGTCCCAGCGTACGACGATGTCCTCCGCTACTTCCGGGTGCTGGCAAATGAGAGCCATTGCAGCTTCATCTGCCTCGCGTTGCGTCTCGCGGACGCCGGTAACGATCCAGTTGTCCTCGAGGTTGAGGATGATGAGGTACATGCGCGTGTTCCTCCTACAGCTTGTCCATGGCCTCCGGCTCGAAGAGCTCCTTGACCTGCTGGCCGACGAAGTAGAAGGTCTTCTCGTCGACCACGATGGCCATCTGCAGCCGCTGACGGCCGCGGAAGACGACGTTGCGGACGTGCACGACGCCGTCGTCGGGCTTGCGCTCGCGCCAGGCTTCGACGACGAGAGCGGCGTCTGTGCGGGTCGTGGTGAGTTGTGGCATGTGTGCCTCCTTAAGGCAACTAGGGACTCTAGTGTCCCTCTATGCCTACGAAGCCGTCCTCGTAGGCATAGGCGATACTAGAGATCCGTCTCGACGACGTCGCAGGGCTCGATGAACTCATCGATCTCCTGCGCAAGGAGCTTGGTCTGGGTACCGTCGGCCTTGATCACGATGATCTGATACCAGACCTTCTTCCACAACGCCACCTTCCTAACCTTCAACGACCTAACCATCAACTGCCATTCACTAAACATCTCACACCTCCTATTAACTAACACCCCCTACCCCCAAACAACAATCTAAAACCACTAACTATGGGCGCTCTAAACTACGTACCGGTTTTACACCCCTGGACTTCTTCTTCTTCTCCCACTTCTCGTTGCTCGTCCAAGGCCTTTGGCGGTATAATCCCTCTAGCCACGAGTAGGGGGGGGTTGGTCAGCGCGATGGCATACGAAGTAGCGGGCAGCGTGGTGGATGATGTCCCGGTCGTAAGGACCGAGTACAAGCTCCTGGCACATATGCGGGTGGAGAATCCGCAGGCGTCGCCAAAGGAACTTGCGGCCGCGCTGGGGTACTCGCACGCCGCGATCCGTCACTGGCTAAAGACCCCTGACTACCAGCGGTTCGAGAATTGGCTGTTGAAGAAGCATGTGGAGTCTCTGCCTCCGGCAATTCGTAACATGCGGGAGGATATCGAGGCCCGTTTTACCGATTTTGCGGGCTACATGCAAGAGCGGCTCCTGGACATCGTGGATACGACCGAAGACCCGAAGCTCGTCGAGTCCATTGCCCAGGATTGGTTAGACCGGGCAGGCTTCGCCCCAGTGAAGAAGCAACTTTCCGGCGTGCTGTCCCTCACACTCACGCCCGAGGCGGTGCAAGAGCTCCTGCGCAGAGAGCGCGAGGCCTTCTCCCTTCCCCCAGCACCCCCGGGCGACAATGGACATCCTACAGAATAAGGCGCAGCGTTCGCTGTACGAAGGGGCCCTGGGGATCGACATGCCCTCTTCGTCCATGGGCGACGAGCTGCGGGAACGCACGCGGAGCAATGCTCAACGTTCGCTGTTCTTCTTCACCACTGCAGTCCTCGGCTGGAACAAGCTGAAGCAGGTTCCACACCTGGAGCTCTGCGAGTTCATTCAGCAGGTCACGCCGCCCTTCGGCCGGCGAAAAGTGGTCCTGATACCCCGGGACTGCTACAAGAGTACCATCGGTTCCAAGAGCCTTCCGCTCTGGATCCTAGTACAGAAGGACTTTCTGGGCCTCCCCGGCCCTGAGCACCGCATTCTCCTGGTCTCGCATTCCAGCGTCAACGCGCAGAAGCAGATAAAGAGCCTCCGGCAGCAGATAGAGCGGAATCAGATTCTCCAGTGGCTCTTCCCGGAGCTCATCCCGGACCTGTCGAAGACTACGTGGACGGATACGAATCTCCTCTTCCCGAGACAAGGCGTGTACGGGGAAGACACGATCGAGTGCGCAGGGATTGATACCCACCTCGTCTCCCGGCACTATACGGTACAGATAAAGGACGACATGGAGGACGAAGCGGCGATGCAGTCGCCCACCGTCCGCCAACGGGTGATCTCGTGGTACAAGGCGGCTGAGGCCCTCTTCGTAGACGAGCGCGACGCGTTCGACTGCCTGATCGGGACCCGGTGGGGCATCGACGACCTATACTCCGAGATCATCAAGAATGAGAGTGAGACGTACCAGTTTCTCGTGCGTCCACTCCACTGGACACGGCAGGAGTTGGACGAAGATGTCCGCATAGCGAAAGAGTCGTCGCAGCCGCGGGTATACGGGGACATGATCCCAGAGGTGCATGCACCAGACCCGGCAGAGACGTACTACTTCTTCCCTGACCTCTTTCCGCAAGACTCCTGCCGTCGTGTTCGTGCCAAGCAGGGCAGCTACATGTATAGCATGCTGTACCTGAATAACCCGAAGGACCCGGCTCTTGCAGAGTTTCGGGAGCGGGACTTTCGCTACTTCATCTTTGACGACGAAGGCAATCTAATCATCGAAGAGGAAGACGGGTCGCATAGCATCGTGCCGTTCGATTCGCTCAAGCGCGTACTGTTCTGGGACCCCGCGATGAGTGAGACCGAGCACAAGAAGAACGCGCGTAATGCGATGGTCGTGCTCGGGAAGGATCGATTCGGCCGGCTGTTCGTCCTGGACGTGTACGCCGAGTGGAAGAATCCCGCCTTCCTCTTCTCGAAGTACGTGGGGCTTCATCAGCGGTACGCATGCCATAAGGCGGGGATTGAGGACGTCGCGTTCCAGCGAGTGCTCCGGTTCCCACTAAACCAGGTGATGCGCGAGCTAGGCATCCATTTCAAGGTCGAGGAGCTCCGGCCTATTGGGGAGAAGGATAAGAGGATCAGGTCCTTGCTACCGTACGTGGAGTCCCACCTCCTGTTCATCAACCGGAAGTGTAAGGATTTTGTCGAAGAGATGCGAGGGTTCCCTGTCTTTCCGACCAAGGACATTATTGACGCCGCGGCCGGCTGCCTGCCCCTGTTCGGCATGCAGGCAGTAGATATCAGGCGCTTGGAAGACAGGGTGGTGCGTAGAGAAGAAGGCGACCGCTTAACAACGCGAAGTGCGTTGACGGGGTACTAGCATGGCCAAGAAGGCAGCGAAACCCAACTGGGACGAGATCAAGGAGAAGTCGGCCAAGGGCAAGGGGAAGGCCAAGAAGCCTCCTGCGGAGCCCAAAGAGCCCGAGGCGAAGGTCTCGAAGCCAAAGCGACAGCTCGTCGTCGGCGGAGTTACGCAGGGACGGGCCGTGACACACCTGCCATCTCGTCTCGACTACGTCGACAAGGACATCTCGGAGATCGGGGTCGGCCCGGGAGTGAAACGCCGTGCCTCTTGAAGTGCAGGACTTACAGCTCGAACCCGCCCAGATGGACAAGCTGAAGGCGGACATCCGTACTCAGCTACGGGACGCGCTGGAGACGCACGGGAAGAGGGAAGAGCATCTCGCGGAGCTTCTTCGCGCGTACAAGGTCGAACCCGAACACGCGGTGAAGAACTTCCCGTGGCCCAACGCCTCGAACGTGGTCGTACCCATCGTCCCCGTCTCGTGCGACGGGATCGCTGCACGCCTGCAACGCAGCCTCCTCATGGCCCAGGACTTCTGCGAGGTGGAGATCCTCTCTCCAGTCTGGGAACCTTTTAAGAAGGACATCCGGGACTGGGTGCAGCATTACATTACCACGAGCGGGGCACGCGATCGACTACGAACGGTCTTCTCCATCCTTCCGAGGGACGGCGATGCCATCGTCAAGCCCATCTGGGTTGAGGAGACACGTAAGTACCACATATACAACGACGCGGGCGTCGTCGTCGAACAAAACATCCCGGGCTACGTGGGAGTGCGCTGGCACGTTATCCCTGCAGCCGACTTCATCTGCCCGTCCGGCTTTGACAGCTGGGATCAGTTACCTTGGTTCGCAGAGCGCCTCCGGTACACCTGGATCGAGGTCCGCAAGGCCGAGACCGCGGGGATGTACAAGGACACGGCGAAGCTGAAGACGTTTGACAAGGAGAGGGACGACGTCCGTGGGCAAGTGCAAGACAAGGCGGCCCATGTAGACGGTAAGCCTCCTCGGATCTACGACCTGTACGAAGTGCAAGGGGAGTTCGAGATCCCTCAAGTCTCCCCAGACGCTCCGCCAGTGTTCGAAGAAATCATCGTCACTTACTCCGTGGACGCCGACCTAATCCTCCGGGCCATCTACAACCCGTACTTCGGCAAAGCCCGGCACGTGGTCAAGATTCCCTTCCTCGTCCAGCCCGGGGAGCTCTACAGCCAGGGCGCGGCGGAGATGGCCAAGCCTCATCAGGAAGAGGCGAGCACAGCACACAACCAGGTGATTGATGCGGCTACCGCCGCGAACGCAGGGATCATCGTCCGGAGCCCCAATTGCAACCTCGGGCCGGGCGAGGAGGTCTACCCTGGTAAGCAGGTAGTAACCGACGAACCTGGCAAGGACTTTCTCGTCGTGCATTTAGGCGAGCCCTCGCGGGCCCTGGCGGACACGGAGCAGAAAGCAGCCTTCTGGGCGGAGAAGCGAACGGGGATCTCGTCCTACAACATGGGCTTGGAGAGCAGCATAGTCGGCTCGCAGGCAACGGCTACGGGGACGACGGCCATCATCAACGAAGGGAACATGCGGTTCTGGGTGTCGATCGACGACATGCGGAACGCTATTACGGAGCTTCTCTACCTCACCATCCAGCAAGAGCAGCAGATGAGGCCGCAGGGCTACGAGTGGGCCCCTGGCCGCATGATCAAGTTCCCGCAAGGGGACGTGCGGACGTCCATCGGCCTGAAGCTCACTCTGACTTCCGAGACGATCAACCGAGACATGGAAGTCCAGAGCATGATGCTGCTGATGCAGGTGCTGAACGAATACTACGCCCGACTCATGCAAGCGACCGCGCTCATCTTCAATCCTCAATTCCCGCCGCAGCAGAAGATGATGGCGGTGCAGATCATGCAGGCGTCGCAGAACATCGTGAAACGGTTCGTGGAGCGATTCCACATCGAGAACTTGGACCAGGTGGTCCCAAGTATCATTCAGGCACTGATGACAATCGGAGGTGCGCTCAATGGACAAGCAGGAATGGCTCCGGGTGCCCCCGCAGGCCAGGGCCTCCCTCCTGGCGGACCTGGAGGCGGACCTCCGCAACTTTCAGCAACAGCTGGTCCAAGCGGAGGAGGAGCCCCGATTCCGACGGCACCAGGGGGTGGTCCGATACTTGGTTAGGAAGATCGAAGAACTCACGAAACTGACGGAAACCGTCAAGGAGCCCGAACATGCCAGGAGCAGCCGGACTGGATATTAACGAACAGGGATACGTGCAAAGCGGCCGATTCGCCGGCCAGCACATCAGCACGGTCCTGCAGTACGCGGAGACCTTGGAAACCGCGATTAAGGAGGACGGGAAGCCTACTCCTCCTGGGGCTCCTCCGGAACCTCCCGCAGAGCCACCGAAGCCGACTCCCGCGGAAGTACTCGCAGCACACGCCGCGGGCCGTGTGGACGCGACAACCCTTCTCACCTGGCAGCGTCTGGAACAGGACGATGAGATCGTGTTTCGTGCCACGGTCCCTGACTACGACAAGTTCCTGGAGCGGATCAACAAGCTGAAGGAAGGGCTCCAACCGCAACAGCGCGTGACGCGGGGCGTACACAAGTTCCTGTACACCGTCGCGAAGCAAGATGACCCCAAGGTCCAGGAGGCTCTCTTTGGCAAGGCTCCTGACGTGCCTCCTGTGGCTCCAGTGGAACCTCCGGCGGAGCCGCCGCCTGCTGAACCACCGGCTGCGCCAGTTGCGCCGCCTGCTGCACCGAGTCCGAAGGCAGCGCCGCCTGTAGCTGCGCCTACTCCGACCCGGACTCCGGCCCCGGCAGCCGTGAAGAAGTCCACGCTGAAAGCGAACGACAAGGTCAAGAAGAGTGCCGAAGCGTGGCACATGACCGTGGAAGAGTATCTCCTACAGCTCGAAGAGAGCGGTGTGACACAAGAACAACTGGACATGCAGACTGCACCGTCCAACAGACAGACGAGGAAGAGCATCTATGACCGAGCCTAGCACTCCCCGCGACCGCTTCTTCGTCTCCGACAAGGATCCCGACTACGTGTACCGTTGGTGCAACGAGAAAGAACGCGTGATGCTCGAACGCATCGACCAGGGATTCGAGGTCGCGAAGGGGAAGGAAGTGGAGCTGCCCGTGGAGCTCCGGCCCCTGCAGACCACAGAGACGCCTACTGCTGGAACAGTACGGCGTCGCGGCGACGTAATTCTCATGCGTTGCCGGAGGGACGTTTTCGAGGCGAGAGTCCTGAAACCGAGGGAGGCGCAGAGAGAGCGCCAGAAGATGACCGTCGACACCATGATTCACCAGGCAAACGAACACGCTCAGCGCGATCTGAGGAAAGCCGGTTACCGGGATGACCAAGTCCGGAAGCGGATGATGTTCTCAGAGGACTCTGAGCCCAAAATCGGAGGGTAGTAGTGGCGACATCACCACGCATCGCCTTCCGGGCTGTTCGTTCTCTCTCAGGACTCGCGATTCCCTCGGAGAATTTCGCGGAAGCCGCATCGCAGACGTTCAAACAGGGCGCGCCAGTGTACTTGCTGGTGGGCTACCTGAACATCTGCGGAACGGATCCCGTTCTCATCATGGGCATCGCGTCTCGTGACGGGCAGAACAACGGTTCGGCCGGCGTGGTCAATCAGCTCGTCTTTCTCGCACACCCCGACACGTTGTTCGTCGGGAACGTTGACAACAACGCTGGAGGGTCGGGGACGACGTCCGTCCTCGACAGGGGAAGGAACTTCGGGATCACGATCCATTCGGGCTCGGGCAAGTGGACGGTTGACTCCAACAAGCTCGCCTCGAACAAGCGCGTCATCGTCTGGACCCATCTCCTCGCCGACGGTGAGGTGGTTGGGGACACGCTGGGCCGCGTGATCTTCTCGTTCGATCCCCAGTACTTCCAGGGCCACAAGACCTCGTAAGGAGAACAGCAAATGCCAGTGACAACCGGAGGATTTGCTACTCTCCTCGCGCCGGGACTGTGGAGAGTTGCATTCAACGCAATCAATCGTCAGCCGAACACCTGGCAGGCGATTCTGAACGTCAAGAACATGGACCGAGCGTACTACGACGAGTCCCTCGTCGCAGGCCTCGGCGGGATGGTGGCCAAGCCGGAAGGCGTGGCAGTCTCGTTCGACGATCCGCTCATGGGTGGTACGTTGCGGTACTCGCCCTCGTCCTACGGCCTGGGATTCCGCGTGACCCGGGAGATGTATGACGACGACCTGTACAACATCATGAACCGGATGGCGAGTGAGCTGGGACGCGCTGCCGCGTACAAGGTCGAAGTGGACGCCTGGTCCGTGCTGAACAACGCGTTCAGCACGAGCTTCCCAGGGATTGACGCTGCTGCACTGTGCAGCGTGTCGCATCCACGACTCGACGGTGCGGGCAACCTGGTCAACAAGCCAAGCACGGACGTCGACTTCTCCTTCACGGCTCTGCAGGCCGCGTTGGACAACTTCAAGACCATGGTGGACGAACGGGGTCGGCCCCTGGTCATGTCTCCGAAGCTCGTAGTGCTCGACACATCGTTCGAGTGGGCGGCCAAGGAGATCCTGCAGTCGGAGTTCAAGCCGTACACGGAGAACAACGAGATCAACGTTCTCTCGGACGCCGTGCAGTACATGACGTCCCGGTACTTCCTGGACACCGATCAGTGGTTCGTCCTGTCGGACAAGGGCGGGGACACGGCGGACGGTCACGACCTTCGCTTCTGGTGGCGCGTGAAACCGGAGACAGCAGAGGCCGACGACTTCCTGACCGGTGACGCCCTGTTCAAGATCTACGCACGCTACGCCAAGGGCTTCGCCTACTGGCGCGGTGTGTACGGATCGAGTGGAGGGTAAACATGGCCTCCCGTTCAGGTGCGGCAAGCACTGGCAAGGGTCTGCCCCCAGGCGTGCGACGGTTCGCCAACGGGTGGACTCCTGCTCACAGTGCGGCACAGGTTCCGGCGTCCGCTGTTGTTCTCGAGGACACCAGCGGGAACGACTGGTACTTGTGGTTCGGTACGGATGGGAAGCTTCGTACGACTGAAGCTGCGACAGCGGAGGCCGCTGGGTTCGACTGGAACTCCGGCGGTACGGTCGTGGGGACTCAGTCGTAGCATGCTTAGGGGTGAGGCGCGACTCGCCGCGTACAAGTCCCTATGGGATATTCTCGAGCGCCTGTGCTTTGTAACGGGCGAAGCACAGGCGCCTCTTCTTCAAGAGTTTGATGCGAAGGTGAAAGCCTTTTACGAAGCGTGTAACTGCCCGGCAGAGGGCCAAGCAGTGGAGACGCTGATCCGTGTCAGGAGTAGCTACCGCTGAGACATACGATGCCCCGATGCGAGAATGGGTGCACGGGGACTTCGTAAGCCGCTTTTACAATTCCTTCCGAGAACACGCGGATCGGTTTCATTTTGTGATGAGCCTTGTCCGCGAGCTTAAGCCTGCCTCGGTGTTGGATCTCGGATGTTCGTACGGGGCCTTCGGCGCGCTAGTGCGTTGGGGGCACGGGTACGCTCCGCAGCGGATTACGGGCGTAGACTTTAGCTCGGAGTCCTTGGCCTTTGCTCTCCGCTACAGCGGCTACGATACAGTCATAACAGCGGACCTGCAGACGCGGCAGGACTTCCCGAAGGCCGACCTGGTCCTCTGCATGGAAGTCCTGGAGCATGTACAGGATCCGTGGACTGTCGCGGTCAACGCTGCCCAGGCGTCTACGAAGTGGGTCCTCTTCTCCACTCCCGTGGAAGAGGAGTTCGACGGCTTGTTCCACGTCCGGCACGTCAGCCCCGAGAACCTGCTCGCTTGGGCCAGCGCGGCGGGTTTGTACCCCGTCCGAGCCCAGTTCCTCGAAAGTGAGTTCTGTGAGAAGCCCCATTGGAAGGGATGGAACTTTCTCCTATGCGCTATTTAACTTCTCCTCCTACGGAAGAGGATCTTGACGGGCTTCGGGTGATCGTCGTCCCCAGCGGCATCGGTGAGTTCCAATGGGCGTGGACGAAGTATATTAATACGGGCGAGCGCTTTGCGATCCTCGGCCTGGACGGGGCTCCAAGGCGCCTGCACCAATTCTGCGCTCTGCACCCACAAATCGAACTCTTCTACTACAGCAAGTTCGACTACAGCACTATCCGCTACTGGCAGAAGTTTCACGGCCTCGACACCTGGGCCGATGTGGCCTTGAAGTTCCCTCTCGGAACTCAGACCATGCTGGCGTGTAACCCGCATCTGGAAGCGGGTCTCCCGTTGGCGACGTGGTTACCCGACCTGCCCACTTCGTACCAGTATGACTTGCGCCTAGAGCAGGAGCATCTGGACGCGGCGGAGAAGGCGTATACGGGGACCCCTACCTTCCCCCTCGGGATCTCGTGCGCCTCGTATCGTGGAGCCGAGGCCTGGAAGACGTGGAACACAGAGCAGTGGATCAAGTTCCTTCGTCTCATCCACTCGGAGCACCCGAACGTAACGTTCTGCCTGCTCGGGGGCTCGTGGGACGATCTCACCGCGGCCATCTTCGACGAGGCCGAGGACCTTCCCTGGCTCGTGAACTCTCGTGGCATACCGCCCATCGGGCGGACTAGCTTCGGCACGGCGTGTGCAATCCTGCGCAACCTGTCCGGGTACATCGGCTTCTCCAGCGGTCTCGGGCACGTAGCATGCCACTGCTGCTCGTGTCCCACCTTCATGCTCTGGCCGGAGCACGAGCAGCCCCTCTCTCGTGCTTGGGTAGATCCGTTCCTCTTCGAAAATGGGTTCTACGTGCCATCACGCTGGCTCGAACCCGAAGTCGTCTTTCAGCAAGCGAAGCCTTGGCTACGGAGGATTTCAGATGGGAGTTACTAGAGGCTCTCGAAGCATTGTCATGACGGCCGCGGCTGACGAAGTCGTCGGCCGGTTCTACGTTACGTCCATGGCCCTCGTCGGGACCGGTATGACCCCCGGTCAGCGGCTGACGGTGACGGAGACGAACGGTGCCGTCATCGCGGATCATTATGTGGAGGCGGCCAACGAGAACGTCGAGCTCGTCATGTCTCCGCAGTGGTTCGACGGTGTCAAGCTCAGCGCGGTCCCTGGGGCAGGCACGTTCACCGTTGTCATCCGGTACAAGTGATATGCGGGTGAAAGAGCGCATTTGGATCATCGGACGAAAGTCTGAACGCTTCTGGATCAGCTTCTGGCCGACGTTCGGGGTCATGCTCCGTGTCGGCAAGTACCAGTACTACTTCACGACGAAAGTCGGGTACCGGAGGGAGTCGTACAGATGACACAGTACGCATACCCGATGGCGGACACGTACCGAGGGAGTTACGTGGACCAGGCGGACGGCGCGTCGAACGTGTACCAGGCGATCGACGAGGCTACGCCTGGAAGTGACACGGACTATATTAAGAGTACCACGAACCCCGTCAGCGAGCCGTACGTTTGCAAGCTGCAGAGTATTACGGATCCTGTCGTGCATACGGGACACTCCGTGAACTACCGGTATTCGAAGGACATTTCGTCCGGCGGGGAACAGATTGATCTCGTGGTCCAGTTGAGGCAGGGGTACGTGAACGAGGGGACTCCCGGGACCCTGATCGCGTCGAATACCCATACGAACATCCCTGCGTCCTGGACTGCGGGGAGTATTTCCCTGAGTAGTGGCGAGGCAGGGAACATCACCGACTACTCGAGCCTGTACGTCAGATTCGTCTTCAACAAGCCTTAGGAGGCATTGTGCGAACTCTCTTCACCTTACTCTTTGTCCTCGTGGCAGCCGTGGCGACGGCCCAGACCGCAGCGGTGAACCCGGTCACGGTGCAGTGCGTACCCTCGTCCGATCACAACACAGTCAACGCACTCGACGGTACGCCGATGGTGTCCAGGTACGAGATGCGGATCTATCTCAGTACCGATCTGACCAAGGTCGTGTTCACCCAGGACATGGGGAAGCCGACTCCTGTGGCCAACCTGATCACGGTGACGAATGCCCTGTGGTTCAGCGGTCTGACCCCCAATACGAAGTACGTTGCAAAAGTAGCTGCGATCGGCCCTACGGGCGAGGGAGTGAGCGACCCCAGCAACCCTTTCGGGAATGTGGGACCACCGGCGGCACCGACTGCGCTTGTTCTGAAGCGCTAACGTGGTGGCAGCGGTTCCTCTGTTGGTGGCGTGGTTTCCAGACACAAGGAGAGCCAGATGGCCAAGAGTGAACGGAAGAAGCGGCTCGACGCAATCCTACGCGTCTCGGAGGCCGCGACGGCGCAGGAGTTGGAATCGGGACACTGGGACAGGGGTGTGTGCCCCTTCTCCCTCCGTGAACCGGATGGCAAGGTGCAGATCCGGATCGAGAAGGGTGACGTGATTCTCCAGGCTACGGCGGCCTCGTTCGAAGAGGCGCTGTCGGCCCTGGAACGCAAGGTAGGCATCGTGTACGCAGAGGGGGGTGACAAGTGAACCAGTATGACGGATCTGGGGGCATCACCCCCGCTAGCAGTCTTGACGTACGGCGGATCCGCGATCTCGGAGAGCTGAAGAGGGCCTCGTGGCCGTGGAGGCTGCGGCAGGCGTGGCTT